CAGCGCGGGTCGTACCATCGGGAATGGGGGTTTGTCAACCCCCCCCAACGGAATCAGAGACGCAGGCGGACTGCGTCTACCGACGCACCGCCTGTCGGACGAGATGGTGGAACGATTCGCAGAAGCCATCGACCGGCGGGATGACGGATCGCCCTATGGGGCGACCGCACCCGGCGGTCGAGGAGGAGAAGCATGAAGGATAAGACAGGAGAACTGGAAGCAACCATCCGCGCCATCGAGGCCCTAGCCGACCGGGCAGTCGATCTCAGGCGGGAAAAAGACCACCTGCAGGCGCAGCTGCGCATGCTCGAGGTGGAGAACGCCAGGCTGCGGGCCCGGCTTTCGCACTACGAAACGAACGAAATCGAGCGCCGACTGGCAGACGGGACCGGCTGATGGGACGCATGCAGCGAAACAAGGGCGCCAGGGGCGAACTCGAGGCAGCCGAGATGCTGCGCAAGCATCTAGGCATTGCTGCCGAGCGGGCAGCCCGCAACGGCGTCGACGGCGCCAGCGACCTCGATACCTCGATGACGTTCTGGAAATGGGAGGTGAAGCGCTACGCCCGCCTGGGCGTCGAGTCGATCATGCAGCGGGCGGAACTTGACCAGGCATCCAGTGCCATCAGGCTTGACCACACGGCGCTCCTCATGCGGGCCGATGACTGTGAGTGGCTGATCGTGCTGCGCCTGCACGACGTGCCGCAGTTCCTGCGGGACCTCGAGATTCAACGTCTGCGAGACCCATAATGGGCCTACCCCGCAAGTGGGATCCGATGCTGCCGCCCAAGCCCGAGCCCAAGGGCAAGGGGCGTGGGCACGAATGGCATAGGTTCAAGGAGAAGCTACGCAAGGCGCGTGGTATCTACGCGTGTGAGCACTGCAGGGCCATCGTGGATTACCTCGAGGCACACCATGTCGTCGCAGTGCATGACCATCCATCGCGTGAGTACGACCCAACCAACGTCCGTTTCCTGTGCCAAGTGTGCCATAAGGCGCAACACACAATAGGTAGTGGTTGATGTGTACCCCCCCCTATAGGTAGGGGTGACCAATCTCCGTTGCCCACCCGTCGTCGCCCGACAACGTATCGCCGTATGCATTCAAACATCATTGAAACATCGACGGCATGGGCGTACACCACCGCAGCAAGCGGCGGCGTGTCTGACGTAACGGCTGCATCGCTCACGGCTTACGCTCGACGCGCCGAGGCCGGCGGATACGACGCGGCGGTGGTCGATGCGTTCGCTGCCACGCTGCCGGCCGACGTGGTGCTGTACCCGTACTGGGTGCCTGTGCTGGCCGACACCATCGCCAGGCGTGAGCGGTGCAGGGTGGTGTCGTTCTCGGTGCCGCGCAGCCACGGGAAGACGCTCCTAGCCGCCCTGCTGGCCGGATGGGTGCTGAGGGACCCCGAGGCCGATCGGCTCGTTGTGAGCGCCGCCACGGCCCTCTCACAGGCCCGCCTGTCCATGGAGGCCCTAGCCAAGATCCACTGGCCTGCGGACGGCAAGACGACGCCCTGGGCGGCCCGCATGTCGAACAACCAGCCGATGCTGCGCCACGGGAAGGGCAAGATGCTGCCCATCGCCAGGGACGCCAAGCGCGCCGACGGCGTGACCCCGGCGCTGGTGCTGGCCGACGAGGCGGCTCGCCTGCAGGGGGACTACCTGAGCCGGTTGATGACAGCCGCGACCAAGACAGCCGAGGGGCGGCTGCTGATGACGACGACCGCCGATGACGACCTGAGCCTGCCCTGGGCCGGCTGGCGGCAGGAGGCCGAGGCGCAGCTGCTGGCCGGGCGGCTGCGCGAGGACTGGGCGGTCCACCACTGGGCGTCTGACGCCGGGGCGGACATCCACGACCCTGTCCAGTGGCGCAAGGCCAACCCGCAGCTGTGGATCGAGGGCGGGCACATCACCGAGGACACCATCAGGTCGGAACTTGCCTTCCTGGGCAGCCGATCGGACGGCGTCGAGGAGTTCCGCACCCAGCGCCTGAACCTGCCCGGCGGCAGCCTGGCCAGCGTCGGGATCGACGCGGCCGTGCTCGAGCAGGCCAGATTCGATTGGCGGCTCGAGGACGTGCGCGGGCGCCGGGCCTGGGCGTTCATCGACTTTAGCCTGGGCAGCGTCGTGGGGGCCCGCGCCGACCTGACGAGCGTGGGCGTGGTGGTCGACGGCGGGGAGTTTGGGCTGCTGCGCACCTGGTCGTTCACCTGCGGGGAACTCGGGCACATGAAGCAGCAGCGGCCCTGGCTGCACGAACTGGTTCAGCAGGGGCACGTCCACCACAACGACGGGCAGCTGATCGACTTTGACGCCGTCGAGGGCCTGCTGGGACAACTTGGTAGCACCCTCCAACTCGAGGCCGTCGGCGTCGATGAGGTCGGCTGGACGCAGAACTGGGTCCGGCAGGTCATGGTCGACAAACTGAACCTGCCGGTGGAGGCTCGGTCACAGTCGATCCGGGAGCAGGCACCCGCCTGGTCGACCTTCGTGGCGCTCATCCGCATGAAGGCGCTCCGGTACCACGACGACCCGGTGCTGCTACACCAACTGCGGCACGCCACGACCAAGACCTACGACGGGGGGCTGGTCAAACTGCAGAAGCGGGACGGGCAGAACATCGACGCCCTGGTGGCCGCCTGCAACGCTGCCCGCCTGTTCGAGCTGCGCGGGCGCTCCCAGCAGTGGATGCCGCCGTCCGGCGTGATGACCATCTGACGCCACCTAGCGGACGGATCGACAATTTGCGGAATGTGACAGAAAATGTCACACCCGCCTATTGACAGAAAAAGCGCGTACTCAAACTGGGGGAGGCGTGGGACTCCTCTCGCGCTTCCGCAGCTACTTCCTGGGCAGTTTCAACGCGTCCATGCTGGTCGATACCAGCAGCGTGGGCGACGTTGAGGCGCTGCCCGGCGTCCAGCGTGCCATCGAGGGCGTGGCCTCGATGCTGGCCAGCGTCACGCTGTGCGTCTACGACAGCAAGGACCAGGAGGTGCAGCCCGCTGCCCTGAGCCTGCTGACCGGCCGCAGCACCGAGATGGTCAACGGCTGGGACCTGCGCCGGTGGCTCGTCACCGACGCCATGACGCAAGGCAACGCCTACGCGTATATCGCACGCACCTACTCCGGCGAGGCCGCCGAACTCATCCCGCTCGAGCGTGGGCGCATCACCATCAACTGGTCTGCCAACCCGCTGCAGTACCTGCTCGACGGGCAGCCGATACCGGCCAGCGACCTGATCCACGTCAAAGGCGGCTACAGCCGGTGGGCGTTCATCGGGGAAAGCCCGCTGGACAAGTGCCGCACGCAGCTGCAACTGGTGGCGGACCTCGACAACTGGGCGGCCACCATGGCGGCCACCGGTACGACGCGGCGCCTGTCGTTCCAATTCCCCACGCCGATCAGCGAGCAGGCGAAGCAGACGATCCTGCTCGCCTGGAAGGCCAAGCATGCCAAATCAGGCGGCGCGTCTGAACCGCTGATTATCGACGGCGGCGGCAAGATCGAGGGCGTCAGCGGGCAGGGCGACCTCGACGCCGTGACGGCGGCCCGCACCGCGGCCATGGGCGAAATCGCTCGAGCGCTCAACCTGCCGCTGTCTTTCCTGGCTGCGACCGAGGCGGGAACTCAGATTGACCTGAACGCCCAGCGAGCGCTCGTCGATCAGACGCTGCGGCCCTGGGCGAAGCGAATCGAGGCCGAACTGACGGCCAAACTGCTGCCCGGCTACCGCGTCGAGCACGACCTGCAGGAACTGCTGCGCGGCACGATGAAGGACACCGCCAAGGAGCTCTCCAAGCTCGTCATGTCTGGCGTCCTCACGCCTAACGACGCCCGGTGGTTCATCGGCATGCAGCCGGTGCAGGACCCCATGGCAGACGAACTCATGATGCGCCTGGACACGGCGGCCGGTCAGGCCGAGGTGAACGGCGACCGCGAGGACGAGGAAAGCGAGTCGCCCGATGCAGATTGACCGCCGCTCGTTCGAGGTCCGCGCAGCCGTCGAGGGCAACAGCGTGTCCGGGCTGGCCATTCCCTACGAGACCGATTCCCAGCCGCTTCCCTTCATTGAGACCATCCAGCGTGGCGCGTTCGCTGCCGACATCGGCAAGCGGAACGTGTCGCTGCTCGTCGAGCACGACGGCGGGCGCGTGCTGGCCGACACGCGCAGCGGCACGCTCGAGCTCGAGGAAACCGAGCGTGGAGTGACGTTCGCTGCTCGGCTGCCGGACACCCGCGACGGGCAGGACATGCGCGTCCTTCTGCGCGACGGGATCTATCAAAACATGTCGTTCGGGTTCGCGGTCGACAAGGACGAGTGGGCGGGCAACCGCCGGACCGTCGTGTCGGCCCGCCTTTACGAGGTCAGCCTTGTCCACACGCCCGCCTACGAGGCGACCGCAGCCGCGGTCCGGGCGTTTCACACTTCCACCGGGCTCGTCGCTCGGTACCTGCGGCTGCGGATTGGAGACCTGAAATGACCGTGACCCCCGAAGCACTCCGAGAGAAGCGTGCGCAGCTCGTCGCTGCGTGCGAGCAGTACGCCGAGACCGCAACCCCCGAGGCCGTTCGTTCGTTCGACGCGGCGGAAGAAGAGATCCGCGCTATTGACGGGCAGCTCGAGAGCCTGTCGATTCGCAGCCGCCTGGACGCCGTCAAGGCCAAGAACGGCCAACTGGTCGGCCGTCCCGAGGTCCGCACCGGCGGCAACGACGCCGAACTGGCGCGTTTCTTCGCCACGCGTGGCCGCGAGGGCAGCGGCAACATGGAACTGCGCACGACCCTGACGGTTGGCACTGCTGCCACCGCTGGCAACACCGTGCCCCAGTCGGTGATGACCGGCGAATTCATCAAGTGGCTGACGTTCAGCGACCCGGTGCGCGACCTGGCTACCGTGCAGACGCTGCCCGCCAACCTGCGCCTGCCCGTCATCAACGCCCGCACGACCGTCACCGCGACTGCGGAAGGCGTTGCATACACCGAAAGCAACTTCACCACCACCCTAAAGACCTTCGGCGCGTTCAAGGCAACGGCTACCACGCCGGTGACCGAGGAACTGCTGTTCGACGCGTCCATCGACGTGGCCGCCGAGGTCGTCGCCGACCACGCCCGTGCGCACGGCCGCTACCGCGGGAACAAGCACATCAATGGCGCTGGCAGCACCGAGGAGCGCGGTCTTTTCTACTCCTCGACGGACTGGAACAGCATCATCAAGACGGGGGCGACCTCGACCGCTCCTGACTTCGATGATGTCATCGCTGCTTACACCAGCCTGCCACCGGCATACGCCACCAATGGGTCCTGGATCATGAACCAGGCCACCTGGGCTGCGCTCCTGCAGCTCAAGGCGTCGACCGCTGGCACCTACCTGTACGACGGCATGCAGGGCATGATGGTCCAGGAGGGCGCGGCTGGTCTGCTCATGGGCCGCCCGGTCTACATCAGCCAAGACGCGCCGACGTTCGTGTCGGGCACCGAGTCGAACCTGATTTTCTTCGGTGACGTTGCGCGTGCCTACCGCATCGTGGACCGCAAGGAGATCCAGTTCATCGTTGACCCGTACACCAACAGCAGCACTGGCATCGTGAACTACCGCAGCTCGATGCGGTCTGACGCCCAGATTGTGGACAACCGCGCTGGCACCCTGATCACGAACAAGGCCTGATCGATTCCATGTGACCCCGGACCGGCGGGGGGGGACACCCCCCCCGGTCTTTTCAAAATGCCAGCACTCACCACCAGCGATATCAAGAGTCACCTGCGCATTTTCCACGCGCAGGATGACGCGTACATCGGCAACATCCTGCTGCCTGCCGTGCGCGAGACCATCGAGCGCTGCGCCGGTTTGGCCATGCAGGCGCTCGAGCGTTCGTACAAAGTTTCGGAGGAAGGGGACACCTGGGTGGTGCTTCCGATTCAGCCGGTCAACACAGCGTCGGCCATCACGGCGGTCTACGTCGATGACGACGCGGTGACGCAAACTGAGAACCCCGAACAGCACTGGGACGGCGAGCGAGTCGCGGTGCTGATTGAGGACGGCTGGAACCGT